GTGCCGACGACGCCGAGCTCGGCTTTGGCAACGTCAAGCGTCGCAAGGTTCTGGCTCGCGGCAGGCGTCAGCACGGTCAGCATGCGGGATGGTCCTACTCGGCGTCGTCGGCTTTGGTGCGGCGCCTGCGCTTCGGCCCCTCGTCCGTCTTGTTCAGCGGCAGCGGCTCCGCCTTATTCAACGGCGCATCTTCCGCCTTCGCGCCGCCCTCGGTTCGCTCGGCAAACCCGCGCTGTTCCAGCTCCGCCGCGCGTGCCTCGCTGACCGTGAAAGTCTGCCCCGGCTCGACCCGCCCGGCTGGTCTGATATAGATCGCCTTAGCAGCCGTCATCGTTACGTCGCTCATGTCACCTCCAATGCATTGGGGCGGCATTGGCGCCGCCCCGCTGCCTGTCGTTACGGCGTCAGGTCGAGATTGACGAACGCCTGCGGCAGATACCATGCAACCGCAAGTCGTTCTTCTCCCAAGATCGTAACAGCGTTGCGAATAAAGTTGTCCCTGTCTTCGGTGCTGACCTCGACGGTTGCATCCATCCGGTCGAACACCTGTCCACCGGGGCGGAATGCGCCGATGAGCACGTTATCGGCGGCAATCGCCGGGGTGGCGACGACGGGCAGCCCCCACAGGCGCGGCGTCACGGTGCCTTGGATGTTGGCGAACATGTAAAGCCCGTTCGCATCCTTGGACAGCTCGATGCCCGCCCAGGCGTTCGGGTGCATCACGATGCCGGTCGGCGGATACAGGGTGTTCTGAACCTGCAAGATCGCGAGCCGGATTTTGTCGATCGTGGTCGGGCTCGGCACGGTGATCGGCGCGGTGTAGGCAGCCGCAAGCGGCAGGATGCCTTGAAGATCGCCGCCCGTGCCGGTGCCGGTGAGCAACTGGTTCTCTTCCTCGGCCCGCAAGCCGTAGCGCAAGCGCTGATCGATGAGGCTGCGTAACTGTGGCGCATCGTCAAGCACCTGACGCGACGCACGGAACCAGTGCGCAATGGTCGTCACCGGAGTGTTGACCATGTCAAAGCGCATGGTGCTTTCCGGCTTCAAATCGAGCTCAGCCACACTCGCCGCGTTGTTCGTGAACGCGGTTTCGCGGAGATACTCGACCATGTTCGAGCTGGTTTCGCCGGGCATCAGCAGGTCGCGGATGGTCATCCGGTTCTGCGGCAGATCAAGGATACCGGGGCGCCTGTCAGGTTGGATGAGCACGCCGCCGTTGCCGTCCGTGTCGGTCGTGACGGACGTGATCGCCTTGAGCCCGAAGCGCACAGAGCCGCGCGGCTTCGTGCTCATGAAGCCTTTGACGTTGTCGGCGTCGATGAACTGCTGTCCGATGCTCTTGGTGACGACGGCGCCGCCGCCACTCACACCGGCACGGCGCGCCAACCGGTCTTCGAGCGCGTGGATGCGCCCGGCGAGCTCGTTTTGCTTGACGAGCGCCTCGTCAACCGCCTGCTTGGTCGAGCCGGTCAGATCGCCAAGGTTTTTAAGCTCGGTTTGCGTCGTGTCGCGAGCCTTGAGCACCGCCTCAGAGGCGGTTTTCAGCTCGGCAGCGAGGGATTTCACGTCGGCGAGCGCCGACATGTCGATAGAACCGTCAGGCATTTTGAACCTCAGAAATTAGATGTCAGGCGAAGCCCTTGAGCGCATCGCGGAGTGCCGCGATTGCCTGTAGAGCGTCATTTTCCGGCACATTTCCGAGCTCCCCTCGGCCAATTTCCCCGAAGCAGAGGCGCACGGCTTTCTCGGCTTCGGCGCGGCTGAAATCGAACGCGTCGCGCAGTCCTCTTTCGAGCTCGCGTTTCGTCAGCGGTTCCCCCGCCAACATCCTTTCGCGCATTAGCGCGTAATGTTCGCAGTCAGCCTTGACCACATCGACGCGGGCGCGCTTGGCAGCCGGAAACGCGACGATACTAACCTCGTGCAGATCGATGGCTTTTAGCCGGTTGAACTTGCCATCGGGCACGCTTTCAACGACCTGATAGCCGATGCTCAAGCCCCGCACGGCGCGGTTTTTGAGCATGATGTAAACCTCTTCCGCTTTCCTGACGCCCCGCAGCAATCGGCCCTTGCCGACCAGCCCCCGACCCTGCTCGGCGAACTCTTCCCATACGCCGATAGGTTGGTCCGGGTTATGGTTCCACAACATCAAGGGCATCGTCCCGGCCCTGAAATGCGCGTTGAGGGTCGATGCATAGGCGCCCGGCTCGATGATATCGCCGTAGCTGTCTGCGGGCCCGCCGTAGGGCGAAGCGAGCCCCTCGAAAACGCCCTCTTCGTCGGGCACGCCTTTGACCTCAAGCGAAAAGTCGAGCTGCTTATTCATGGTACCGGCTCCTGCTGCTGCGCGGTTGATGTGATCTGCCCGAGCAGCCGCGCGGGAATGAGGTTTGATTGAATGGTCAGATCGTCGCCGCCCGCAATCGGCGGCAAGTTTTCGAGCGCTCGAATTTCGTTGCGGGTCATGACCCCATGGTCCGCGAACGCGGCGTAAAGCGCCGCGCGCCCTTGGCTATCGGCCCTGAGCAAGCCCTCGACCTTGAACTCGGGCCAAATCCTGCCCCGCTCTGGCTGCGGCACGAGTGACCGCGCGCACGCCTGCTCGATGCGCACGAGGTTCGGGCGCAAACCGAATTGATGGAAGCCCATAATCTGCGTTTCTAACCCGGTGCCCCATGATGTGCTTTTCGACATATGGCCCACCATATGAGGCGGCACGCCGAAGATGCGGCAGATTTCCTCGACCGCGAAGCCCCGGCTCTCAAGCATCTGCGCGTCGGCGGGCGGGATCGAAAGGGCGCTGTATTCCATGCCCGCTTCAAGGAAAAGCAGCTTTCCGGCATTGGTCATACCAGCTACCTGCTTTTCTATCCAATCGCGAGCATCGGCCCGCTGATCTTTCCGCAAAAGCTGCTTGGTACTGACGACGCCAGAGGGTCTAAGCCCGTTCCTGAAGGTGTGCCCGACCGTCGCCTCGATGCTCATCGCGTTGCCGAGCGAATGACGCGCCGCCGCGATCGGCGACAACCCGACCAACCCATCGAGCGAAAAGCCCTTGATGTGCAAAATCTGCTCTTCGGCGAATACACGGTCTTCGCCGCTCACCGGGTCGCGGTACGTGTATTTTAGAAAACCGTCGTCGTTGCGCTCGACCTTCATGTGATCCGGGCGCAGAGGGTAGAGCGCATCCACTTCGGCGCCGAAGCCGCTAAATTCCTTGAGCGCATAGGCGTTGCCGTACAGCAGTAGGCACGCCGTCATGCTTTCCCAAAATTCCGCAGGCGTCATAATCGCGTTGGGGCGCACGGCGAGCAGCGTATAAAGCCAGTGGTCACGCGCCACGATCGGGTAACCCTGCCCGTTCTGTCGGTATGTCGGGTAGGGCAGGGTGCCAACCGTGCCAGCAATGAGGCGCACGCAGCTCCATGCGGCGGAAAGCCCGAGTGCGGTGTGCTCATTGACGACCTGACCGCTTGCGTTGTCGTAATGGCCGAAGTGCCGCAGCATGGCAGGGTGGTCGAGCGGCAGGTTCCTGATAATCCACTCCGCGCCTTTGCGCATGACGCGGTCTAACATCTTCATGCTGCTGCATCCCTAAAAAATTCCGACAGGTCTGCGCCCTGCTCGTCACTGTCGGCAGCGCCCATAGCCATGCAGAGCGACACGATGCCGTCGATACGGCCCGTGCTGCGGCGCTTGTCGAAAAGCCGGTTGCCCTTGGCATCGCTGCTCAGAACGGCGGATGCGCTATTCCACGTCAGCACCGGATTGCGCTTAACGCGCAGCGTGCCCGCCATGACGTGCTTTTCCAGGGTATCGACACTGCGGGGCATCCACAGACCGCTTTCCGAGCTGCGGTAGTAGCCCTGCCCGTGCGGCGTCAGATCGCACATCACGCCTTGATCGGCGAAATCCTGCTGCAAATACGCGATGCGGTACGGGTCATAGGCGATCGTGCGGATGTCATAGCGCGCCGTCAGATCGCCGATCGCGCGGGCGATGTAAGCGTAATCGACCACCCGCCCCGGCGTCGCCTCAAGGTGCCCTTCGGCGAGCCACACGTCATACGGCACCCGATCGGTGCGGGCCCGCTCGCGCGAAGTCTCTTCCGGCGTCCAAAACCATGACAGCGCATCGAACGTGCCATCATCGCGCGGGAAGACCAATACGAGCGATGACAGGTCGCGGGCGCCCGACAGGTCGAGCCCGCCGTAAGCCGGTTGCCCGTCAAGCTCACCAACGTCGAAATCATGCTCGCACGCGCGCCACAGATCGCCGGATATCCACGGGCTGAAGGCGTCAACCCACTGGCTAAAATTCAACCTGCGGACGAGAGATTCCTTCGACGGCATACCTTTGGCTTCATTTACCTGCTCGCGCAGGTATGAAAGCTGTATAGTCTGCCCCAACGTCGGGTTGCTCTTTATCCAGCACTTTTCGTCGGCGAAAGGGTCGTCACCGTCATCAAGCGAACAAACATAAGCGAAAAAGCTGTCGTCATGCAGCTCGCCGCGCCCGATTTTCTGCGCGTATTCATGGTACTGGTAGCAGACGCTCGTGCGGTCCACTCCGCTGTTCGTAATCATGAAAATGAGCGCCTGCCGCCGTCCTTTGGTCCCGGCCCTCATCATCTCGACGACGGTGCTATCTTTATGCTCGTGGATTTCGTCGATCAACGCGCAGTGCGGGCGCGGGCCCGACTGGCTGTTGTCCGATGCTATGGCGCGGAAAAACGAGCCGGTTTGCAAAAATGCGATGTTCCATTCCCTGCCGGGCCCACCCGAAAAGCTCAGCCTGTACGAGAACGAAGGCGATTGCCGTACCATTGCGACCGCGTCGCGAAATAGAATTTGGCTTTGATCTTTTTTGGCTGCCGCCGCGTAAATTTCAGCCCTCGGCTCACCGTCAGCAACCAGCATGTAGAGCCCGATGCCCGCCGCCAAGGGAGATTTCCCGCTGCCCTTGCCCGCCTCGACGAACGCCACGCGGAAACGCCGGTAACCGTCCTGATTGACCCACCCGAACAACGAGCCGACGACGAATTTTTGCCAGTCCGCCAGGATGAACGGCTTGCCCTCGTGCTCGCCGCCGACGAGCCGCAGCACCTCTGCGAAAAAGCTTATGGCGCGGTTGGCTTTCGCCAGATCTAGGCGGTAACCGCGCTCGTGTGCCGTCTCCATGTCCCTCATGTGCCGCGCACAGGCATCGCGCACGAAAGGCCCGGCAACCAGCTCGCCGCTCAACACACGCTCGGCGTAGCTGGTCACCGGGTCAGTTAGGGAGAAAGACTGCACCGCACCGGCATCACTCGGCACGGCTGGTTTACGGCGTGCGGGCATCAGTTGGGCTCGTCGCCGTGTAGCACTCGCCGGGCTTCGGCGATGGATAGAAGCAAGCTGTCGTGGGGCAGGGTGCCGCCCTTGGCGAGCAGCTCAAGCCGCGTGACGACGTGCTGTAACGTCACCTCAAGCACATGGACGCGATCGAGCAGAACCGTAACCGCAGCCGTCGTCATTCCGGCACCATCAACACGCGCCTCAGATCTGCGACCTGCGCGTCGAGCTCGTCAGGTTCCAGGCGCCCGCCAGTGGCACAGTAAATCAGCCGGGTGCCGGTCACTTCGAGCATGACCTCAAGCTCGCGCACCCGCTCAAGCAGCTCGGATTTGGTCACTGAAAGAACTTCTCGACAGGGTCGGTGACAGATACGCCGTCATCGCCCGCAGGCACGCGGGAACGGTCGGCAGGCGTGGCACCCATGGTCTGCAAGCTCTGGCGAAGCAGCGTCAGGTACGCCGGGCTCGGGTCTTCGCCCGCCATAAGCTTGCCGCGAATGTGGCAGGCGAGCTCCATGACGCCGCGATCGCTCTCAGACAACCATGGAAGCTCGGATTGAAAAGCGAACCATGCGCACTTAGCCATCGGGTTGAGATGCGGGCTCGGTTCGCCCAAAGGTACGGTTTTCGGCTCTTTTCGGGTTGCAAATCTCGCCTGATTTTTCAGGTGAGCACCCTTCGCTTTGAGCTTCGCTACTGGCTCGCGCGGGGCAGGCATATCAAATACAACCTTTTAGCTGTGATTGGTGGCGGTGAATGCCGATG